TGTCGTTACTCATCTGGTCAAGGACATCGAGCATGTATCCCTGGGGCGTGTCACCTCGCAGTACGGTCTGCGGCCTGAGCTCGTTGATCTCGTAGGTGTAGTCCTTACGCAGAGTGAAGGTCATTTTTTGGCCTTCCCTGTCATCCCGTGACTTCTCAACGGTGATCAAGCGGGTGTTAGCCGGTAGAGGCCCCATCTTCACTAGCTCCGTTTCCGATAGGCGAGTCATATTCCAGGTCTCGTCTACGGCTGCTCTGATGGCGCTGGTGCCGCGAAAGTCCCCATTCCGGTTGTTGTGATGGATCACGAGGATTGAAGCCGCTGGAAAGTCCACACCGTTGCGCCTAGCGAGCTTCTTAAGGGGCAGCGCATACTCCCGCCTGTTTTCCTCGTATGGGTTGCTGTCGTTGCAGCCATCAAGCGAGTCAATAACGATCAGGTCGTATTTGTTCTTTTTCTGCATGTCGCAAAAGCGGCGATACCACTGCATGTCCCACTCAGGGATGAAGTCCACTCCCGTCTCAACCCCGATCAGACTGAACTGCCTACGTGTGATGCGCTCTGACTGGTCCCCATTGAGCCACAAGACCTTGCCCTTAGGCACCTGGAACGTCTTCCCATGGACCTTGAAGGGCAAGCCCTGAACAATGTGCTTACAGACGGTCATGGCCATAGCGGACTTGCCCGTACCACCGTCCGCGTGAACAAGAAGGAGCCACGGCTTAGGCAGCAGGCCAGGAATCAGGTACTCAAAGCCGCTGTCATCGAGTTCCTTAAGGTCGCGGGGCTTATTGCCGTTGGTGCGCTTAAAGGAAACATGCCGATCTAGGAGCTGATCAATTTCAGCCGCGTTTCTACGACCGGCTTTAAGAGCCAGTAGGTGCTTTTCGTGGTCAAGGATTGCCGGATCTTCAAACGTCTCCTCAAGCTCGATGGCACGTTTAAGGACGTCTTCGGCGGATAAATAGTTTTGCTCGTACCTGAGGGTGGTCTGAAGCACCTCCTCAACAACAGAAGCACAACCGTCCCGATTGAAGCGAGCCCGCTCTGGGTCGTATTTGTCGGCCAGTTTTACAAGACTGCCAAAACCCAGACCGCCGTCACAGTTAAAGCCAGCTTTCCAACGGTCCAGGCAAGGATCCTTACCGTCTTTCCAATCGTCGCTGTACTCGTCATCCTTTAGCGACCACTTACGCCAAAGGTTCAGGCCCTCTTCATTAGGCAATTCGGAGTGGAGCATTGCGCCAATACGCCACCACAAATCCTCCGTACCCCTACCACCTGGTTCGATGACGGAAAGGCAGGATGACGCAATAACAACTCGTTCTTCTTTAGACCTAGAGGCCCAGCGTGTATCTACAAGCTTCTTAGGGCCATTCTTGTCGGCCCACTGCTGGTACGACTCCTTCATCCGCGCCAGGAGCCAGCCAGGAGCCTCTGGAACGTCGTCCAAGCTGCCAATAAGCTTGTATTCCCCTTTGCCCTTGTAAGCGCCTCCTATCGCCCCGTGGCGGCCCCAGAGCACTTCCCAGCCCTCAAGATTGGACCCGGCGTGAGATATACCTTTGACTTCAAGCCATAGTTCCTTAGGAACTTTGAAGAAGTATTTAGCCGCGTTTTTCTTAGTGGATTCGACACGCGGGGCTTTTTTCAGGTCTGCGCCCCACTTTTTCTTAACTGCGCCCAGATTCCAGTCAACGTCGAAGATGACAAGCCCGTCGGAACGTGAACCAGTCCAAACGCCAACAGCCTTGAACTTGTCCGGCTCGCGCTCAATACGGAGAGCAGTAGTTTCTGGGTCGTAATCGTGGTGATGGGCCGAACCTTGCGGTTCCTTGCCCTTAGCAGGCTTACCTTCAGGCAGTTGAACGCCCATCCCATAAACAGGGGTATATGCGTACCCCTTCGGAAGAGAGCGCACAAAACTAAGCAAGTCCATTTGTTAGACTCCTACAGGAATAGATAGATTCGCCCTAGGGATTTCGGCCCCCTGGGGCGTTTTTTCATGTTATCGGGGCTGACAAGGGGTTTAGTCGTGTAGTACACTGGGAGGGCACCGGACTCATGTCCACAGCACCTCAACCATGTCTTTCATCCCAGAAAAGTTCGCTGGAACGGTCACAGGCGACAGCAGCAGCCGTGATGGCTACTTGAATCCCAGCAAAGTCAAAGCAAACGGCAGCGTTCGTTTCGCCCTGTTAAGCGAGGATCCCCTCTGCTTTTTCGAGTGCTGGGGCGAGTCCACTGACGGTAGCGTGCGTCCCTTCCGTTTCCCTGATGATCCAACCGCTGCCGACATTGAGCAGGAGATGGGTGCTGACTACAACCGCCGCTTAAACCGCGATGGCACGGCCCCTGAATCCGTAAAGTTCGCCATGGCCGTACCCGTCTACAACTACGACCTGGGACGTGTACAGGTGCTGCAGCTTTCACAGAAAAGCCTGCAACGCGAGATGAACAAGATCAGCCAAATGGATGACTACTCCAACTTGCTGGAGTGGGACTTTGTGATCACCAAGGAAGCCACCGTCTCTCCAGACATGTATGGCCTCCGTCCAGCACCCCGTAAGGCTGGAGCGCAAAAGGACATCGACGCTGCCTGGGCCGCTGTTCAAAAGGATGGTTTTGACATCACCCGCTTGCTGGGTGGCGGTAACCCATTCAAAGAGTCTGCGTGACAACAAAAAGCCCCCGGATGACGAGTCCGGGGGCACCCCAACGCTTGATTCTGATTACAGCTCAATGACTGACACCACGCGCGACTTGATTCAGCGGCTGGCTGATGAGCTGGACCATTACGAACAACTCTTAATGGACAACCGTCGAAAGACGCATCCACTGGCTATCGAGGCCCGCGCCTATCTCGCTCAGCCCGAGCCTGAATACCCATCAGATAAAGAGTTGCTGGAACTTATGCCCGAAACGATGCGGGATGAGTTCTCTTACGCAGCCAAGGTCTGCTCTGATGCAGCAGGCGGTCAGGTCAAGCCAGGTATCTTCCGCGTGGCACTCAACACCGCTGCGCTGGAATACGCACAACTTGTTCTCACCCGCTGGGGCAAATAGTTACCTTCAATAAGCCGCTGGCGGCAACCCCTTCAGCGCAGCCTGACAACAAAAAGCCCCTGGATGACGAGTCCAGGGGCATCCCAACGCTTGATTCTGATTACAGCGAGCCTGGCATGGGTGTGAACATTCCATCCATTCGAGACTCCTTGTATGGACTAGGCGATAGGCACAACCTCTTGCCCGAGGTACGAAAGAACCCTTCTAGTGTCGCACAGTATTGAAGAATTGGAACGCTGTCCCCGGCTCTCGCACCTAGGAACTCACCGCTAGCGTTCCGGGTAGCGGACGATCGATACATTCCTAAGAAAGTATCGCCATGAAAGCTAACGCACCAGAGCCCACAGACAAGGAACTCCAAGACCTCTGGAACGAGATGTATTGGGAACCCGGAGCCCAATCAACGCCCATGGTCTACCGCTACGCCCGAGCAGTCCTGGAGCGCTGGGGTGGCCAAGCCCCTATTTAATAGATATATTTAGATGGGAAAGAGTATTTACATGTCCTACGGCGCAGAAGACACCACAGCCCAACTGGAACGAGTCAACCTCCTAGAGGAGCTTTATATCCGCGACGGACGCAACAACCCCGAGCACCCCTGGAACGGACGCTACACCGGCCTCTACCTCAAATATCACCGTGCCCCAGACTCCTCCCCCGACTGAGCTATACAACGAACCCGACGGCATGGTTCGTATTACTGTAGGAGACCAGATAGGATGGGTTAGTTCTCACCATCTGGTCCCCACAAAAGAATGTCAGATGATCAGAACCTGGCTAGCGAAGCACAACAAAAGCTAAATAACCTACGGAAAAGTCGCCTGGAACGCGATGATTCTGGCCCTTTCCGCGTTTATCGGAACAACACTGGCGATATTTTTCACTCTGTTACGCATATCCTCAAAAACACAGCCCCAGCCCACCAAAAAGAGGCCCTGGAACGGTGGCTGGATCGACCAGGTGCTTACGAAGAGCGAGACATGGCTGCAAAACGTGGAACGCTTGCCCACAATCACGCCGAATATATCCTCAAGCTCGCCCACCGCCTCGCTCGCCAAACAGCCGAAAAACGAGGCACCCTAAAAACCCGCGAAGACGGCCTGGAACGTCCCCCTAGCCCCATCAACCGCTGGGCCCTAGAGAAAGCCATTCAGAGCGCCCCACGCCCTGGCTGGAGCGCAGCAGGCTACGCCCGAGGTTTACGCACCTGGATCGAAGACAACTGCACCGCAGTCCACTCAATCGAGTTCAGCATCCACCACCCCCTCGGCTTCGCTGGAACGTGTGACGCCCTAATCGACGTCAAAGGAAAAGGCCCATATATCGTTGACTGGAAAACCTCAGTCCGCGAACGCAGCGAAGACCTCCTCACCAACTACATCGACCAACTAGGCGCCTACAGCTTGGGACTCAAGAGTCTCACCAACATCCAAGCCGCTGGAGCGTTCGTCGTCGTGGCACGCCGCACCGGAGCTCCCCAAGTCCGCGAACTCACCCAACTCGAACTATTCGGTGCCGAAGCCCGCTTTACGCAACGCATCGACACCTACTGGAACGAGATATATCCTCAGCTTGCTGCGCAAGCCTCGGAAGAAACAGCCTCCTGAAGCGTCCCATCCCGCATAGCCTGATTCACCAACCTCCCTACGGATTCCTTCCGCTGGAGCGTGGACTCTACAAGCGCCTGGAAGGCCCCTATATCGCTGCATTCATAGGCGTACACCTTCCCCTCCCCTTTCGCCCGCTGGAACGTCACTGAGGCGATGCTCAGCGCCTCATCCAGGGCTAACCGCTGGATCGCTGACGACTCTTCCTTGGTGAACTGATAGATCTGCATGGTTTTGTTGTGTTTGGGTGGACTAAGTAGTGCGTTTGTACTAGCGGACAGAGGAAATCATCGCGAGGCTATGGCGGTGGTTCTCATCTCTGCTGGAACGTATGAAGTAGCCGCCGCCAATCAACCGCGACTCGACAGGCAGCCTCCTACTGCCCCAGCCATTTAACTCCAACATCGGCTGCTTGTAGTGCAACCGTGCCCGCTGGAGCGCTTCTTGCAAACTCGTCGCAATAGTCATGCAACGATGGACCGTGTTTCCATTTACCAGCGTCATCGACACCAGCCGTTCTTCCGTAAAAAAGGAGTTCATGCCAATCAAAGTGTGAAAGTCCCATCGTCATCAAAATCGGAGTTATCCTCCGGCTCCCCTGGAGTGTCTTCATCGTCCTGGGGGAAAAGCCACCCATCAGCGGGTGGCTGTGCGTTACCTGGATCGTTAGTCATTACAACCTCCCAACCATGTGCTCTATCCCCGTCTCTTCCGTTAAAGCTTCGGCAACAGCCCAAGCTTTTTCTGGTTCTTGTGGGCAGTCCTTAACCAGCTCCCATAAGAAAGGAACCCTTTTCCCCTTGGGTTGGATTCTGTAGATGCACAGCATTGTCTTGTGTGGGTAGTTTGTTTGTACTAACGGTCAGGTGTAGCCGTTGCTGGCGTCACCCTCTAGTTCCGCTTTGCGTCCATTCCATCCGAGGATGGTGTCCAGCGCTTTAATTGCCTGGAGCGCACCCTTTATATCACGGTCTGCCACCGCGCAGTTATACAGATGCACTGCCTGTGCCTGGAGCGTTACAGGATCAAGGGGCGATATATCGTCCAACCGCTTGCCCTCCAGATCAAAATGCTCCGGCGCATCCTCAGATTCACGCAACTCCAGGTCTGCAGTCCTGACGTCGGTATATGCCGTGGAGCGTGACACCTTGAACTTTGCTTGCAGCATCGTGCAGGTGGTCTGCACGTTGATGCCGGTTTCCAGCATGGTGCGGGCATAACTAACCCGCTGCTGCACTTCTTGGGCTGTAGCCATCAGTCGAGGCGAGAACAACCTGGCTACCTTATCACAATAAACCGGAAAAGTTGGATTCTTGGATTACGCCCCCAACAGGCTTGACAGGATACCCCTGGAGCGTGTCCAATGGTATTGGCGGCATCTGCCGTTCATAACCGACCTAAGAGCAACCGTGACCAACTTCGAGTACCTCCAAAAGCATCACTCCCTCACCCGTTACACCTGGGGCGTTCTACGTAATTGCGAGAAGGCGCTGCACAAGTGGGCCGAGGATGAGTGCAATGGCCGCATCCAGTGGGATGACGAGACCGGCGAACCTCACCTCTACCGCAAGGACCGCTGGGGCGACTACACCGCCAAGGGCCAGCCAACATTCAACCGCAAAGACCACTACCTGGACATCGCACGCAAGCAAGCCGCACGCTACGGGCTGCATATATACCAACAGACCGATCCCCGTGGTTGCGCCCTCTACGTCTATTCAAAGGAAGCCCTGGAGCGTTCAAAGTATCCCATCGAGCAATGCTACAACTCCGTAGGCACAGCTATCTGCTGAGCACGAAAGAAAAAGGCCCCCTATTCAGGGGGCTGATCATTACCGCCCAGAGCAAGTGCTCTGTCTTTAATCTCGTCGATGTAGTCTTGGACGTCATCGAACTCTTCTTGTGTTAACCAGCCGTCATAAGCAAACTGGTTGGCGCGGTTGAAATACGAGACCAGTTTTAGAAGGTCTTCGTTTTCAATACGCAGCATTGTGTAATTCATCAGAATTCCTCGATCATTGCATCTAGTTCTGCGAAGTTCAGCACTGGATCGAACCAAGACACGCCGTCTGGTGTATCCAGGCCGACGCTATCTTCAGTGATCGCATACAAGAACTCGCGGTAACTTCCGCACGCCAACGCTATGGCGTAGAACGAGAACTCATTCTGAATCCATAGCGCCACATTCCAGGTCTGGTAGTTTGACCAGCCGTTGTAGGTTTCGTTAGTCATTTTGAGGTTGCGATTTTCTCGGATAATTCACACAAGAAGCCGTGTGGGAACAGTCGCGCAAGGTCTTCGCGTACGAAGTCTTGCACTGGTTCGTCACCGTGCATTTCCTGATCTAGAAAATCCAGAGCATTGATAACCGCAGTCCATTCACGCTTAGTCAGGACTAAGTGGTGGTTGATGGTAACCATTTTGAGAAATGTAGTGTGTAAGGGAAGAAGAAAGAAAAGCAACCAGGGCTCAAGGCCCTGGCGCGTTATTCACAGGAAGTTTGGAAGCTCCGGTTCGAGTACCTCGACGCGGTATAGATACCGATCGGGGTCGATCCGTCGCATCAAAGCTGCCAGTCTCAAGGCGTCACCCTTGAGCCTGGGTCGGCCAGACCCCGCAGGGATCCAGCCGCGTTCTGTGCCGCGATACGTGGTAACAAGATGTCTCACTGTGCGGCCTCCACTTCCTTGGCTTCCTCTTCCTTGAGGTACTGGAGAGAGTCCTCGCAAGCGCTCAAAATGGCCTGTAGGTTCTCTTTCGCAGTCTCGCGCGTCGCTGCATTGTGACAGTAACGCTGAGAACGACACCAGTACTTGACCTCTCGACCGATCGCATCTGGATCAATTCCGTTGATTTGAACGGAGTTCCCCGAGGTGCTATCAGTGACAGTGATTGAGGCAGACCCCAGATCAACACTGGAGTTGCCGACACATTGCAGATCGATCCGCTGTGTCGTTGAAACTTTCATCGGTAGCGATTCCTAGAAGGGTTAGCGATTGGCGCGGGCCTTGCTGATACTTCATCAGCTCACCGCCGCCGGGTCTTTCGATTGTCTAGGTTCGCCAGCTACCGACTCGTCAGGCTCCGCAGGATCACGGCAGAGCCGCTCACCTTTGGCGCGTCATGTTCGGTTGGCTGTAACCGGATTGGGCAGTTGCCCCTCTCGGTTGAAGTAATTGTAAGGGATAAAGTGCTAGTCTACAGCCCTCTCTTGTGCCGATTTCTGAACTGGTTTTTTCGCTTGACAAGGGGTAGGGTTGCGTGATAAGTGCGAGGAGGCCAATTCCTGGGAACCTACATAAATACGGGCTAATTTATTGTACCCTAGCACAACAGACAGGGGGTAGGGGTCGAATCCTCGTATTGTGCTACACCCCCGCCCTAAAAAATACGCACCGCCTGTAAAAAAGCGTTAAAAAGGTTAGTATTCAACTAAAAGGTCGCCCCTGGAACGATGCAAGAAGAGGAAAAGTACGAAATCGAATACGGCCAAGGTATCAGTGACGAAGAATATCTCGATGAAGATACGATTGGTCAGCCCCGCAAAGCATACGGCCCTAAAAAGTCCGCCGCCGAAGTAGAATATCGCGTCCAACGTCTATACAAACGGCAACTCGAAGGTCTTACCTGCCGCCAACTCGTCCTCAACCACGCCGAACGGGAGCAAATCGGCGTCGCAAGCGCCTGGCGCGACTGGAAAAGAGTCCAAGCCCTCAACAACGAGGACTTCAAACTGGAGCGCGAAACGATGGCAGGCCGCATCTTCGCGATGCGAAACCGTCTTTACAACGCCGCAATGAAGCGGGGCCAAATGCAAACCGCCGCCCAAGTCTTGGACTCCCTCGCCAAGATGGTTGGCTGCGACCAAGTCGAAGAGAAGGGCACCAGCATCCCCGAAATCAACATCAAAATCGAACGCGAGTAATAGGCTAGTAACACACATAAGGCCACCTAAGTGCCTAAATCCCTCGACTTATCCCTGCGCCCCGCCCAGGGCGAAGTATTTAGCGCCACCAACCGATTCCGCGTCCTCGTCGCAGGCCGCCGCTTCGGCAAATCCTATCTCGCCTGCATCGAACTCCTCAAAGCAGCCCTGGAACGCCCCGGCGAAACCTACTTCTACTGCGCCCCCACCTACCGCATGGCGAAAGACATCGCCTGGAAAACCCTCAAAAAGATCATCCCCAACACCCTGGTACGTAGCAAAAACGAAACCGAACTCCGCATGGAGCTGGTCAACGACTCCACGATCGAACTAAAGGGCACAGAAAACGCCGCCGCCCTGCGAGGCCGCTCCCTTTCAGGCGTCGTCCTCGACGAAGCCGCCTTCATGGAAGCGGAGGTCTGGTTCGAGGTGCTTCGCCCCGCCCTCGCGGACAAACAGGGCTGGGCACTCTTCATTTCTACCCCCGAAGGCACCGCCAGCTGGTTCTACGACCTGTGGTGCTACGTCGATGAAGACACCACAGGCGACTGGAAGCGCTGGTGCTTTACCACAATCCAAGGCGGCAACGTCCCACCGGAAGAAGTCGAAGCAGCCCGCGCCCAACTCGACCCCCGCACCTTCCGCCAAGAATTTGAAGCCAGCTTCGAGAACCTCTCCGGCCTGGTCGCCATCAGCTTCAACGACGCCAACATCGACAAAGAAGTCCGCGACCTCCCAATCCTCCCCCTCCTCCTCGGCGTTGACTTCAACGTGGACCCAATGAGCGGCATCTGCGCCGTCAAAAAAGGCGACGAACTCTGGGTATTCGACGAAATCATCATGACCGGCGGCGCCACCACCTGGGACTTCGCCGAAGAAGTCATCAACCGCTACGGCGTGGAACGCCGCATCGTCGCCTGCCCCGACCCCACCGGCGGCGCCCGCAAAACCGCTGGCGTTGGAGCGACCGACCACAGCATCCTCCGCAAATCGGGCTTCAACGTCTCCACACCCCGCAGCCCCTGGAAGATCCGCGACAAAGTCACCGCCGTCAACACCGCCCTCCTCGACGCATCCGGCGCCCGCCGCTGCAAAATCCACCCCCGCTGCCGCGAACTCATCAAAGCCCTCCGCACCCTCACCTACGCCCCTGGAACGTCCCTACCCAACAAAAACCTTGGCGTTGACCACGCTTTTGACGCTTTTGGCTATTTATGCCTTCAAACCTTTAACCTTGCCAAACCCGAAACTATCGGCAAAACCTCCTATCGTGTTTACTAACCGCACCAAATCCAATGCCCGGACACTACGGCCACGGCACTAAAAAGAAGCCCAAAACCAAAAAATCCACCAAAAAATCTAAGTAGACTGAACCAACAGCGCTGGAGCGATGGCAAAACGCGGTCTATACAGCAACATCCACGCCAAACGTAAACGAATCGCCGCCGGATCCGGCGAAAAGATGCGTAAACCCGGCTCTAAAGGCGCCCCAACCGCTGCCGCCTTCAAAAAAGCAGCCAAAACCACCCGTAAACGGAGGAAATGATGGCTCTTACCATCTCTCGCGGCACCAACCTGGTCGAGCACCACGAATCAACCCCACTAACCGCCGTTGACGACGCTTTCGAAGTCCACGCCGACAGCAGTGAGTTCACCTTCGCGGCCATCGTAACCGGCAGCGCCAACTTTACCCTTGCCTTTGAATGCAACTTCAACGGCGGCGGCACCTGGTTTCAACTCGACACCAGCAAGACCATCAACGCCAACGGCCAATACGCCTATTTCTATACCGGCAAACCCGCAAACAAAGTCCGTATGCGTATCTCAGCCATCAGCTCTGGAACGCCCAGCGTTGTGCCGATTATCGCCGTCGCTTACCACGGCTGATGATCGAAACAGTCAGCGGCGGTTGTATCCACATCGAAATTGACGCCGAGGAGGGCACAACCACCGCTACCTTTGTATTCCCCACACCCCAAGATCCCGCCCTGCTTGGTGCGTTCATCGCCAAAGTAGCCCAAGGCATGGAAGTTCTTATCCCCATCGAAGAGGAGGACGAACACGATGATTGAGTATCGCGGCGAAAAATTCAGCGGCTACAACAAACCCAAACGCACCCCAAGTCACCCCAAAAAGAGTCACGTAGTACTCGCAAAAGAGGGCGACAAAGTGAAGCTAATCCGCTTCGGCCAACAGGGCGTCAAGGGCAGCCCCACTGGAACGGCCCGCAACAAAGCCTTCAAAGCCCGCCACGCAAAGAACATCGCCAAAGGCAAGATGTCCGCCGCGTGGTGGGCTAGTAGGGTGAAGTGGAGCTAAAGCCCTCTGTCTGCGAAGATCTGTCAAAATGAAAATAAAGTAGGCATCTGACCGTGGTTTACAGCGCAAACATCCCACCCACTGGCGCTGTCGTCAGCGAGTCACCGTTCGTTCGCGACCTAGAAGTCATCGCAATGATGCCCGACTGGGAGACGATGGCAGCCGTCACCCGTGGCACGAATTACCTCCGCGACCTCCACGAGACCTACCTCCCCCAAGAACCCCGCGAGGACGACGAAGCATACGAAACCCGCATCGAGCGCTCCGTCCTCTCCCCCTACACCAGCCGCCTAATCGAAACTGCCGCTGGAGCGATCCTCCGCAAACCAATCCACATCGAAGGCGACGACTACTGGCTCGAACTAAGCGAGAATATCGACGGCCTAGGATCCAACATCAACGAATATGCCCGTCGTGCTCTTGTCAGCAGCCTTACTTACGGCCACAGCGCAATCCTTATCGATTATCCCGCTGCTTCTGGGGCCCTCAACCTTGCCGAAGAACGCGCCCTGGGACGCCGCCCCTACTTCATACATATTGACGCACCACAAATTTGGGGTTGGCGCCAGGCCACAACAATGCCCGGAAGCCCCCTCACGCAAGTGCGTATCCACGAGTACACAACACGACCACTAAACGAGTTTGGCGAAGAGCAAATCGAGCAAATGCGTGTGATCTACCCAGGTCGCTACGACTTGTACACGCTGGGCCAAGACGTAGTGGAATTTAGCGAAACCGGCGACTATAGCCTCGACGAAATCCCCGTTGTCCCCATCTACAGCAACCGCCGTGGCATGTTGCGCTCCCTGCCCCCACTGCTCGACATCGCCAACCTCAACCTCACCCACTACCAACGCCAAGCCGACCTAATCCACGCGCTCCACATCGCCGCAATGCCCACCCTCGTCCTCGAAGGCTGGGACGACACCACTGGAACGGCAACGATGGGCGTGAATTATGCCATCGCAATGCAACCGGGCAACAAAGCCTATTACGTCCAGGCCGACGCCACCAGCTTCAACGCCCAAATGGAGGAATTGAAGTCCCTCGAAGGCCAGATGTCCTCCCTCGGCGTTACCAAACTCTTCGGCCAAAAGTTCGTTGCCGAATCTGCCGAAGCCAAACGCATCGACCAAGCCCAATCCAACAGCGTCCTCTCCATCATCAGCCAAGAACTGGAGAGCGCACTAAACCAAGCCTTCGCATTCGCCTCCAGGTACGTGGGCATCGAACCACCTACTGTGCGAATCGACCGCGACTTCGACTACTACCGCCTAATCGGCCAAGACGTCTCAGTTATCGCCCAACTCAACGAAAACGGCAAGATCAGCAACGAAACAATGCTGGAAATCCTCCGCCGAGGCGAAATCCTCCCCGACAACCTCGACATCTCCGAGGAACTGGAGCGCCTTCCTGCCCCCACTACTGACCTAGAATAGAGCCGTCTATCTAGTACACGATTGTGTCTGAAGAGCAACAAGTACAGCCTCCTGTGGAAGCTGAAGCACCCAAGCCCGTGGCTGAAAGTGCCGACT